TGTTAACATCCCACGTCCAGGATAGTAAGTTCTAGGTATTTCATCCATTACTATTGGTGGGCCTTGTTGTTCTGGCATAAACATTAGATACCTCGGGTTGAAACGTTACTAAAACCTGCTCCTTTACTACCAGGTCCCAAGAAGGATGCTGGCGCTACATTTCTAGGAGATCGCGGTGACCTAATATCACCTTCTGAGGTATACATAAATTCCTCATCAAATTTCTTTTTTCCTTTTGGGGGAATTTGACTCATATATTTATAAGCTAATTCCATGGCCTAGAAACTTTTCAATTATTCTAGCTGTTCATAACCTGATTCACTATTAAGGCGTTTAATAATAATTCCATCACCTTTAATGTTCCAAGTAAGAAGTGTATTGACTTCCCAGTCAAGTGTTTCAATTAAATCTTCTGGTAACGTCACAAAGAGAGAACCATCTTCATGTTCCTCAAGCTCTATAAAATAACTCATTTGGAAAGAATCTTTTCCACAAGTTTATCAAGTTTAGTATTGATTTCACTAAATTCATCATTCATTCTTTCCATCTCTCTTATGTAATCTTGTTTTAAAACATATTCAAGAGGTAAGCGATCAATGCGATCTTCTAGTGTACGCATTCGACCAAAGACTTTTCCAACAAACCAACCTCCTCCAGAGACTACTGCAATTCCTATAGCGATAAGTTGTTCCATTAGTAATCCAGTTGAAGTTTTCCTTTGCGTGTTAAGCCTGTAACAAGCCAAACCAAAGCGTCTACACAATCGTCATGAGAGCTAACGCCAAAATTAGTAAGCTCTTCAAACATTGTTGTAAAGTTTCTGTATCTGTTAAAGACTATTTTACGGTCTTCAAACATTCCCATAATGCCTCTAAAGCGTGCCAGTTTATCTGCACGAAAACCTTTAACGGGGTGCCAAATCAAATTATAAAGCCCTTCGTTATTTAGACATATTCGTTTAAAGTCAGCTTCTAAAGAAGCCTGATACTGAACTGCTTCTGACCAAATATCACAAGTCGAATATGTTGGGAAATATAAACCATCATCTTGTTTACCAATAACAGACCAGTCATTTAAAAGCTCTTTTAATGCATCTAGTTTTTCCAAATTTCCCATGACACGTAGTCTTCTGTAATCAATAATATGGATTTTGTCTCCAATTCTTCCTCCTAAGATCATGACCGTATAGTCATTTTTTTCTTTAGTACCGGCTGAAAGGTCAACTCCTATTCCAAGAGTGTCAAACTCTGTAGCAATTTCAGCTTTTACCAAAAGCTCTGGAGCCAACGAAAGTTCGTTTTGCCTGACAATTTGATTCATGTACTGAAAAGAAAACGCAATAGGTGCTTGTCGTTTCTTTTCCTTCAGGTAATCTAGAGACCACATATCAGGCCAATATGACTCTTCCTCGCCAGTCACCTCGTTATTTAAAATGGCAGACAGAACGAGTTGCATCCAATTGTTTTGCGGACAGAACGTGGTCGAATGAATGTCATCATGACGGAAGCGCGTACCAAGGCAAATTGCCCGACCACCTTCAAACATCGTCGGTGCAATCACAGCATTCCAATTGTCTTGCATCATCTTACGGATATCTGGGTTACCAATATCTGAAGCAGATTTTATTGGGTCATCAATTATCACAAGCTGCGAACGTTTGGAAGTCACAGAGCCTTTAAGACCTGCGGCACACAATGTAAATTGTTCTTCACCTGTAACATCAATTCCTGCAAACTTATGGTCAATAGACCAGTATTCGTTACTGGTTACATTCTTTAATAGTTTTACAGTTGGAAAAACTTCTTGATATTTTTTTGATTCAATAATTCTTTTAATTGTTGCTGATTTAGAACGTGCAATATCAACCGTATAACTAAGATATAAAATCTGCAACGGCTTCTTGGCTTGCGTATGAATGCCAATAGCCCAAGCAGTAAACAAACCTAATACAGTTGATTTAGCTGATCCTCTAGGACCAAGCAAATCAATATTTGGGCCAGCAATTTTTAAAAGACATGAACTATTTTCATTAGTTACTAATTGTCTATGCCATTCTTTATGATGTTCAGCTGGTGGTTTATCAGCTACATATTCACAAAAGTAACCAAAGTCTGTACGTGCCTTTTCAAATAATTCTTCTTTATCACTTTTACGTACTTTATGTTTTTTAGCGGCAGCTTGAGCATTCCGCCTATAAGCAAGGTGACGATGAGAAGGCACTATTTAAATAACTACTGTCTAAATAGTAGCTTATTTTTTATCTTCTTTTTTGTCTTTAAATTTTTTAGCTGCCTTAGATGCCTTTAATCCCTTTTCAGCAGACTCTTCTGCTTCTTTACCTTTTTTAGATTCGTTCTTTTTTTTAAAGTGCTCCAACAATTGGGGAGGCATTTTCTTTTTAGACATCGTCTTCTTCTTGTTCTGCAGTGGGTGGTTGTTGATTCAAAAGATTTTGAAACGGCTGTGGTCCAGGTCCTTGTGTGTTTTCTGGCGATTCATTCATTAAATCTTGAAAAGCCTCTTCATCTGCTTGTTTAGGTGGTTGCGGAGGAAGATTAGGACTATATTTACGATTAGTAGCAATCTTATTAAGAATACTCTCAACAGATTGTTTTGTAAAAGGTTGTACGTTTTCTTCCATAATATTAATCTTCAAATTGCATTCTAGCCCACACACTCATTGAAGCTTCTTGTAAAGGTCCTTCTATAGGATCATCTTTAAAAATAGAAGCTAATTCACGTAATGCACGATCAGCACCTGCCATTAACAGGCCCTTACGGTCACGAGAAGAAACAAAAGAATCAACCTGGGAGATAGTGCCACGGAGTTCTTTTTGCATAGCAGCAATGCGAGCAACACCGACATCTCGTTTAATCGCATAATTTTCAATATCCATTCTTAACTTTCTAATGTCTTCTTGCATCTCTTCAATTTCATTTAATAAAACTTTGAGATGATCTGGTTTTGAAAAATTATCTTTTAACCACAAATCAACAGCAGAAATGCTACTGCTATAACCTAAAAATTTTGCATATAAATATACTTGGATAGCAGAAAAAGTTTCTTCTGCAAAAGAACAAAAAGATTCTTTAGTGGCGCTATCTAAATTATCAACCCAATGGTCAAAAACTTTTATATCGATATCAGAATCGGTAAGCTTTTTGTGCCTGGTTGTAGTCTCTTGCTTCGTCTTTTTCTGAGAACTCCTGCATTTGCTCATTAGTAGTTCGCTTTTCTTGTGCTCCTTTACCTATTGTTGCACGTTCTTGCTCACCAGCATCTTCCATTTTCTTTTTACTAAATTCGTAGGCTACTCCAGCTGCTTGACGATATTTGTCAAGATCAAAATAATCGTCTTCTGCGTAAGTGCTATCTACATCAGCCATTAGAATAACCTAAAAATTTAAATTAGAAATTAGACATCATAGAAGCAAGACCTTGTGAATAGATATCACGACGGCCTTCTACTGACTTCTGACGTTGCTGACGCTTTTTAGACCCTTCAAGTTTATCTAATAAACTTTGAAAAGTGTCTAGATCTACCGCTGCGTCATCATCGTAAGTACCACCAGCACTAGAAGTAGGAGTTTCAGACATTTTTTAAACTCAGTTTACTTTTAAAATTATAATACAACCCAACGTTTATTAGAAGCTAAAAGATGAGAACAAAGACCCGTATAATTGAGCTTCTTTTTGTTTCTGCGCAACATCACGTGCCGTATCTCCTTTGATACGATCTGATTCAAGACCGTACTCTCCAGCAAGTTCTGTACCTGCTAAGCCATATTCACCACGGATTGTTTCAACGTCTTTTAATCCTGCGTTAATAATGCTTTGCAAATCAAGACTATATGCACCTTGTATAGATGCTACATTTTCTGCAGCAAGACGATTTTGATCAGCTAAATACTTAGTACCTTCTAAACCTCTTCCTGACGTTAAGTCAGCAATTTGAACACTTGCATCAGATGCATACATTGATGCATCTTTTTGAGCATCTGCAATATAAGTATTAGCAGTAGCATTTATAGTTGCAATATTATTTTGGCTATTATATAAACCTTGATTTAAAGCATCTTGATATTGGAAATCAATACCCTTCATTGCGTCATAGGCACCTAAGTCAATATCAGTTCCGCTATAAAGATCCGAAGAACCTCCTGACCCTCCTGTATCAGATACGCCACCTCCTGTTGATGACCCAAAGTTTTTAGCTTTATCTGCAGCTACATAAGCTTTATCACCAATTTTTACACCTGCTGCTGTTTTATTTTTTGTATCTTGTTGACTTTCTATCTTTTTTAAATAAGCCTCAGCTTTTTCTTGGCTACCTCCAGAGTCGCCAAAATCCCTGATATCTTTATTGGTGATTTTATCATCACCGCCATACTTGTTTATAAAATCTTGAAAACCGGAGCCCATTTAAATCACCTCAAGTATTAAAAATAGAACTAAATCTATCGGCCCTATAGTTCTTAGCCCCATCTATTCTATCAAACATTTCATTAGTACGTGGAGTACCTGCAAACAATTTAACTCCACTCTCAGTACCTACTAATGGTCCATATTTCATACCAGCAAGAAGTTCTTGAGAAGAAGGCATTCTATTTGCCATTCCTTGCGGAGTTTGTGCGAAATATGTTGAATATGCTTGCTGTGCTTCTTTGGGACTACCTATCTGTCCTGTTGCTTTTGCATATTTATCAGCAGCTTTAATTTGTTTTCTAGTTGGTTCTACGCCACCAAACATTGTTGCCCCAACTACACCTGCTAGTTCACGTCTATCTTTTTTACCTACCGTATCAGTCAAAGCATCAAAATATGCTTTATCCCCTAAATTCATGCCTGATGTGTCATATAAATTTAATAACTGATATTTATCTAATTTATTTTGATCTACAGCATTTTCAAGTTGACCTATTCTTTTACTACCAAACGGAGGAGCTAAATTAAATTGATCTTCTACGTACGAACTGAGATAGTCAGGAGGAGCAATCAGATTCATAAACTCATCCATGTCTATTCCCATCCCTCCTCCTCCGCCTGACGAACCACTACCACCACCAAAAGCCGAGCTGGCGCCTCCTAATAATGCTCCAATACCTGTACCCCAAGGTCCAAATACAGAGCCTGCGCTAGCTCCTCCTACTGCTCCTTTTAAAATGTCAAAAATCACTTAACTGTCTTCTTATCATTTACTAATTATCGCAGACCCAAGTCAACCAAACATTGTCATGAAACGACCTGCCCGTGGCATTGCCCCTGGACTATCTTGTGCAGCCATTTGCATGCCAAAACTTTTAGTTGCTAAATCTTGGAATGGTTTGCTTTTTTGCATGGCTAACTGAAATGCTGCATCTTTGTAACGACGTTGTTGTGCAAGATCTGCGTTTCTGTTTCCAAAAGCAAAGTCCATTAAGGCTTTATTTTTACCAGCAAATGCACCAATTGCAGTTGTTTGATAAGCACTATTACCATAATTTTCAGCAGCTTTATTTGTAAAATAACCACTAGCTAAACTAGATAATAACGGTCCACCTACACCTGTTACAAAATCACTACCTAAAAAGTTTCCAATACTATCAAACATACCTCCGCCACTAGTGCCACCACTAGTGCCACCACTAGAACCTGCAAGAAAATTAGTTCCTAAAGGAAAAAGATCAGGTGTAAGGTTTGAATCATAAAAAGAATATGCAGAATCAAAATAATTAGTCATTAGCCTATACCTCTACCCATTGGGTTAACTGACATGTAATTGGTCATTCCTGCAGGACTTGCATTGATCCTGCTATATGCATCTGTAACTCCTTTAACCATTTCAGGTGCAAAAGCATACTTAGAGAAAGCTGCCTGAGCCATTAAGTTGGGAAGTCCCTGATACATAAAACCATAAAAAGCAGACTCTTTACCATACTTTTGAGCACGTGCCATTTGCTTGGCTTGGAACTCATCTAAAACCTCTGCTTGCTGTCGCATAAATTCTGGATCACGTTCTTCTCGGCGACGACGATCTTGCTCTGCATTTTGCTCTCGCATAATGAGAATAGCTTTTGTAGATGAATCTAATTTATCAAAATCCTCAAGCGACATGCCGCCTATCGTTTGACCAGAAGATTTTTTATCATCTTTTTTATCATCAAAAAAAGACAAAAACTGTCCTGACAATGGCGTATTTAATGGATACTTAGGAATATCTAAAGGGGTCTGAAATCCTTGAATAGGATTCAAAAAAGAACTAAAAGTATCAGAAGTCTTTGCCATCGTTAACCTCAACCAAAGCTAATGTTAGGAGCTTGCATTACACTGCCAGCATAAGGGTTAGATGTCATAGCAGTACGTAAGTTTGCACCTGCTTGTTCTTGTGCTCCTGTAGCAAGTCTACCAGCGGTTGCTACAGTTCCAAGCATTGCATAGTTGCCTGCTTGAGTATTCATCAATGCTTGCTGGCGAACTACATCAGCATTTTTCATTCTATTGATTAGCGGCTCATAACGTTTATCATTTAAATACTGAGCATCTAAACCTGCTTGCATTAGATCTTTATTGGCTGCAATAATAGGTTCTAAAGCTGCAGAACCAAAACGACGCTGCACTTCTGCTAATACTTCTGCATCTTTTAAAGTTTGAGCACGGGTAGCTGAGCGACTGGTTTTACCTGCAGGGTCTCTACCTGTAATTCCTGCTTTAACATTCTCAGCCATTCCACCTGCACCTGAACCGATGATGGGAGCAGCTACTGCACCTAAAGCCTGAACACCTAATCGAGCTACAGGATTTTTAATACCACGACTTAAGCGATCAACACCTAGTCCGACACCTGCTGCACCTCCAAGTGTTGTTGCCGCTTCTAGTGTCCGTCCTTCTCCCATTGCTTCTGCTGCGCTGGGTAACGCCAGGGTTGCACCGCCTAATAAAGAAGCACGACTTGCTAATAAATTATTATTTAGATATGCATTTCCTAATCCGGTTCTCATACGTTGACCCACTTGAGTCATTTTCTGAGGCATATTGCTAAATATTGCATTCACACTTTGCCGAAAGCTTCCTCCTGTCGGATCAGCAGCAGTGCCACCATAAAAACTAGTAGATCCTGGTGTTCCTGGATTAGCCATTTATAGATCCCAAGTAAATATTTCTATTATCTAAATTCTATCTCAACTAATACCATACTCTTGTGTTGTTGGTAAATCTGATCTGCCACTAGATGCCAACAAAGTATTTACTAACTTGCCCGCCAAGGCACCTGTCAATGCTCCTCCTGCACCCATTGCTGCCAGTGTTCGTGTTCTAGGTCCAACAAAATCAGTTCGTTTACCTGTTCTATCTGCTGCTCCTTTATTCATTTTTACTCTTTCTTGTCCTTCACGATAAACAGTTTTATCAACAGGACGTTTAGCGGAAACAGCTTCAGATGCGTCTGTGCTGCTTACTGTTCTTGGTTGCTTGGGTCCAATGCCCCCAGCAATTTCTTCGGGTGTTGTTTGGCCTGCTGCATAACGTAGAGCACCAACTCCACCAGCTAATGCACCTACAGCTTGAAGACCAACAGGGAAACCAACAATACGTACTTCAGGTTCTCCCTGTAAATTTTCCATTGTTCCTTTAACAACACCTACACCAAGAGGTCCTTTGTCGTTATACAAAAAGTTCATATAATTTGCATAACGTTGTTTTGTAAGATTTGGAATATCTTGTCTAGCTGTTTCGTATTTTAACGGTCGGCCTTGACGACCTAATACAAAACGATCTAATAGCTCTGGTGCAACTTGTCCTGTCTGTCTACGATCTTCTGATCCCTGCTCAGCATATGATTGTGCAAAACCTTTTGGTCGTCCTAGCTCACCAAGATTAGTTGCATCAAATGTTCCTAAAGAAGCACTGACAGGTACACCAATTGCTGCTAAAGAAACAGCTCCTCTTTGCGTTGGTGAATAGTTTAATAAGCGATCACCTATGACTTGTTCTGCTGCTTTATCAGCAAGCGCCATCGGGTGGTTATAACGCCAATACAAGTGACGTGTAGCATCTGTGCCAACATCAGTCAGTAAACGTGCTCCTACAGCACCCGCTAGTTGTACTGGTGTTTCTTTTGTAATTCCTTGATTAGCTAAACCTTTATAGAATTGTCTTGCATCTTTTGTAAGAAAAGGAAGCACACTATGGCCACGATCTTTAGTGCCCATCTGACTGACAGCTGCCTGCCAACCTTTTAAATAATCTGCTCTATATCCCATGATTAAAGACCTACAATAGCTGCCATATCTTTTTCCATAGCTGCCATGTTTACCATAGGTCCTGAGTCATTTAGGTATTGCTGCATTAAAGTCTGTGGTTGCTGCAAACCTAATCCCTGGAACATTGTGCCGGGCATGTACTGACCTGCTAATAAATTCTCGTTAACCAACATACGCTGTAAATTTTGTTGCTCAATTTGAGCTGTCTGTTCTACATCTGTTGTAGCAGCTGGATAAACAGGATTGCCTTGAACATCCTTTTGTAAAACAGAAGCTACGACTGCAGGTGTAGCAATAGAAGCTGCAATGTTTGCTGGAAGTTCTGCTCTACTTCTTAATAATTCTTTTGGTGTAATATTAACTTCTTTAGTTTTTCCAGTTTTATCTGTTATCTTTCCTTTTCTTAAACCTTTAGTACCACGTAATGCTTTAACTCCTCCTACCGCAAGACCACCTGTAACTGTATCAGCTAAACCATAAGCTAAAATTTCAGGAATATCTAAACCTTCTCCACTCATTAACTGCCCAGCTGCAGTAAAACCTGCACTAGCACCACCACTATATAAAGCCTCTTGTCCTACTTGCTGAAGACCACGAAGACCTCCCATCTTGGAATACATCTTAGGGCCAAGTAAACCTTTCAACTTACCGGCAATATTTACGGCAAGTCGAGGAGCTTGATTTAAAGTAAGTCCAATTACCTTTCCTGCCGCCATCTATCTATAATTATTATTTATAATTCTAAGCCCCTTTACTTTCAGCTTCTGCAATCTCTCCTTGGGATGCAGATAGTAATTGTGCAAC